TTATTATAGTATAGAAACTCCTATTGAAGGAATTCGTATAATACATAAGGGTTTAACTCTTGCTGTTCAAAAATGGCCTGGTGGGGAAACACATGAACAGGTTGAACTTATTGCTATGAGAGATAACTTTTACAGAATCATTTTAGAACATCAGTTTGAAAGTATGGAATAAATACCATCAGGTAGGATTATATTATGTCTGATCTGGTGATAGAGAAGGTGAATGAAGTTTACCTGAAGATTACAACAGAACCTCATGTGGAACATGAACTGAGAGACAAGTTCACCTTTGAGGTTCCCAATAAGAAGTTCATGCCTCAATACAGAAGTAAATATTGGGATGGATATGTTCATCTATTCAATATGAAGACTAAGAGGATCTATGTTGGTCTTCTGGATAAGGTTGTTGCCTTCTGTGAGAACTCTGGATATTCATATAAGTTTGAACCAAATAAGTTCTATGGTCTTCCATTTGAAGTCAATGATATGATCTCAGAGGAGGGTGTAAAGGACTTTATGTCTGCTATCACTCATCTCAAACCAAGAGATTATCAGATTGAAGCAGTCAATGATGCTTTGAGATATAATAGGAAACTTCTTATCTCACCAACAGCATCTGGTAAGTCATTTATGATTTACACGATTGTAAGATACTTTGTGAATGCTCGTAAAAAGATACTTCTGGTAGTCCCTACCACATCCCTTGTAGAGCAGATGTTCAAGGACTTTCAGGATTATGGGTGGGATGCTGAGAACCACTGTCACAGGATCTATGCTGGTAGGGAGAGGATCAATACTAGTGAGGTTACTATCACCACGTGGCAATCTGTATATCAGTTAGATAGAAAATTCTTTGAGGACTATGATGTCATCATTGGCGATGAGGCGCACCTTTTTAAGAGTAAGTCTCTTATTGGGATTATGGACAAGTTACATCATGCTAAGTATAGATATGGGTTCACAGGAACATTAGATGGCACACAGACCCATAAGTGGGTGTTAGAGGGTCTCTTTGGTCCATCATATAAGGTGACAGGAACAAAGAAACTTATTGATGAGGGGCACCTTGCTACTCTTGATATTCAATGTTTAGTCTTGAAGTACAAACCAAAGAAGTTTGATACTTATGAAGATGAAATTCAATTCTTAATTGGCAATGAGAAGAGAAACAAATTCATTGTAAATCTTGCTAATGATTTGAATAATAATAGTTTAATCCTATTCAGTAGGGTTGAATCTCATGGTGCTATTCTTTTTGAAATGCTAAATAAAAAAGTCAAGGAAGGAAGAAAGGTCTTCTTTATCCATGGTGGTGTTGGTGCTGAAGATAGAGAAAGAGTAAGAGCAATTACAGAAAATGAAAATGATGCCATCATTGTGGCATCTTATGGAACTTTCAGTACAGGCATTAACATCAAGAACCTTCATAATGTAATATTTGCCTCTCCATCAAAGTCTAGGATTCGTAATCTACAGAGCATTGGTAGAGTCCTAAGAAAAGGCAAGAACAAGGTGAAAGCAAAGTTGTATGACATTGCTGATGACTTAACATTAGGGTCAAGAAAGAATTACACATTGAATCACTTTATTGAGAGAGTGAAGATTTATGTTCAAGAACAATTCAATTATGACATTATAACAATCAATATAAAAGATTAGAAAAGGAGGAAGTGCATGACAGATCATTACACTTATGCATATCTTGAAAGAACAAGGGAGGGACAGTAAATGGCCATTGAGGACGATTTTTATTGCACTATCAAGTTTAAATGTGGTGATGAAGTCTTTGCTAAAGTAGCAGCTTCAGAAGAAGAAGATAGAACAATGCTTTTGGTCTCTAATCCAATAGTGATTGAAGAGATTACAATAAGAGGTAAGGTAACTGGTTACAAGTTTGAACCATGGTTAAAGACAACCAAGGAAGATATGTTTATAGTCAACCTTGAAGATGTCCTTACTATGTCTGAGTCAGAGGACATTGAAATGATTCTTTACTATCAAGATTATGTTCGTAAATCAAATAAGACTAATTATTCCAAACTAGATAGAAAGATGGGTTATCTCTCATCTGTAAACGATGCAAAAGAGGTTTTAGAGAAGATTTACGAATCAAGCTAGAACTTATCTTTCATCCAGGACAAACCTAGTCTATACCAGATTCACTAGGTTGTCAACTATTCAATTGTCTGCTATAATATTGATATACAGATAAAGTAATATTATGGGGTTCTCCAATACTTATACAGTTATGCTTAGACCAAAGAAGTCTGAACACTATGTCAATAATAAAGAGTTTCTTGCTGCTTTGGAAGCGTATGCTTTGGATGTTGAGAAAGCAAAGTTGAATGATAACCCCAAACCACAGATCCCTAGATATGTTGGTGAGTGTTTCTTGAAGATTGCTAATCATCTTTCATACAAGCCTAATTTTGTGAACTATATGTTCAAGGATGATATGATTTGTGATGGAATTGAAAATTGTGTGAGATACATTCACAACTTTAATCCAGAGAAATCTAAGAATCCTTTTGCTTACTTCACTCAGATCATTTACTATGCTTTCCTGAGAAGAATCTCACAAGAGAAGAAGCAACTAGAAATTAAGAACAAAATTCTGGAAAGAACAGACTTTGATGAAGTCTTTGATGCTAATGACCTTGACAGTGGTAACTACTCTGAGTACAATAGCATTAAAGATGCTGTCCATAGCAAACTCAGATATCAATGAAGGTAGCTATTCTGACTGATACACACTACGGGTGTAGAAAGGGTTCTAAACTATTTCATGATTACTTTGAGCAGTTTTACAATGATGTATTCTTCCCTGAGCTAGACAAAGAAGGTATTACTACTGTTATCCATATGGGTGATGCCTTTGATAGTAGAAAGGGTATTGAATTCAAATCTTTAAAGTGGGCAAAGAGAGTTGTATTTGATCCTCTTAAAGAGAGAGGTATTACTATGCATTTGATGGTTGGTAACCATGATGCATACTATAAGAATACAAATGATATCAACGCTGTTGATCTTCTACTCAAAGAGTATGATAATATTAATGTATACTCTTCTGCAACAGAAGTTAAATTAGACAAACTAAAAACATTATTCATACCTTGGATCAATGAAGAAAATCAGGCAGAGACTCTCAAACTTATTCAAAAGACAAGTAGCAAGTGTGCGATGGGGCACCTTGAACTCCAAGGATTTAGAGTTAATAAACAAATCGTCATGGATCATGGTTTGGAAAGCAAACTATTTGAGAAGTTCACTAAGGTGTTCTCTGGTCACTACCATACAAGATCAGATAATGGAACAGTCTATTACCTAGGAAACCCATATGAAATGTTCTGGAATGATGTAGGTGATAAGAGAGGGTTTACTTTCTTTGATACAGAGACTCTGGAACATACACCAGTAGATAACCCATACCAACTCTTCAAGGTGATTTACTTTGATGATACAGATCATCAGACTTTTGATACCAGACCTTATGAAAATAAGATTGTTAAAGTTGTTGTAAAAAACAAAAACAATCCTACACAATTTGAAAAGTTTATTGATAAACTTTATGCATCTAATGTTGCTGAATTAAAGATTGTTGAGAACTTTGATTTTACAGGTTGGTATGACGCAGATGATGAAGACCTTCAAACAGAAGATACTCTTTCTATTTTAAATAGATACATTGAGGAAGCAGAGATTAGTTTAGATAAATCTGTAATTCAAAGTGTAATCAGAGAAGTTTATCAAGAGGCGTGTGAGTTGGTATAATGTTTATTATCACAATTGATGGCAAAGAAAGGGATGGTGCATATTCTGTTATAGATGATGATGGAGAACAAGTTCTCTATATGTTTATAGAGCAAGATGATGCCATCAGATATGCTACTCAATTGGAAGATATGGGTCATCCTGAAATGCATGTATTAGAAATTGAAGATGAACTAATGTTAAAGACCTGTGAGATGCATGACCACAGGTATGCTATAATAAGTCAGAATGACATTGTGATCCCACCAGAAAGCGAACATGATTATATTTGAGAAAATTAAATGGAAGAATCTGCTTTCAACTGGGAACCACTTCACAGAGGTGGAACTCAATAAGGATCCAACCACTTTGATTATTGGCACTAATGGTGCTGGTAAATCAACTATTCTGGATGCTCTATGCTTCGTGTTGTATGGCAAAGCATTTAGACGTATTAATAAAGCACAACTTATCAATACCACCAATGAGAAGAATTGTTTGGTAGAGATTGAGTTCAGTGTTAATGGTATTGATTGGAAGGTAGAGAGAGGAATTAAACCTAATATCTTCAAGATTTATAGGAGTGGTGAACCTTTGGATCAAAGTTCTTCTGCTGTGGATCAACAGAAGTGGTTGGAGCAGAATGTCTTGAAGATGAACTATAAGTCATTCACACAAATTGTTATTCTGGGTAGTAGTTCCTTTATTCCTTTTATGCAACTACCTACTAATAGTAGGAGAGAGGTTGTAGAGGAACTTCTAGACATTAAGATTTTCTCTTCTATGAATGATATTGTAAAGAGTAAGATACGTCTCATCAAAGAAGAAGTAAAAACTCTTGACCTTAAGAAAGAGTCACTCAAAGATAAAGTCAATATGCAAAAAGACTTTATTGAGAAGATTGAAAATAAGAGTAAGACTGATATCAAAGATAAAGAAACATACATTCAAAAACTTCTAGACCAGGAGTGTATGAAGATGAATAGGAATGAAAGTTTGAATGCAGAGTTGGTTGCACTTCAAGATAAACTTCAAAACTTCTCTGGTTCTAGCGATAAACTTCGTGAGTATGGTAGTATTAAAGGGAAACTATCTCAGAAGATTGCATCAATTGTAAAGGAACATAAATTCTTTGCTGAGAATAGGGTTTGCCCCACCTGTGAGCAGGATATTGAGGAGAAGTTTCGATTAAATAGAATTGACGACTCTCAAAATAAAGCACAGGAATTGCAAGAGGGGTTTAAACAACTCCAAGAAGTAATTAAAGATGAAGAGTATAGGGAGTCACAATTCAAAACCATATCAGGAGACATCAGTCAGCTACTTAATGACATTTCTACAAACAATGCTCAGATTTCTGGGTTTCAAAGGCAAGTCAGAGGACTTGAATCTGAAATTCAAACTATTGCCAGTCAAATTGCAAACAAAAATACTGAACATGAGAAACTAGAAGAGTTTGGAACAAGTCTTCAAAACACATATGAGTTACTATCTGAGAAAAAAGAAAGCATTTCCTACTATGACTTCACTTATAATCTTCTCAAAGATGGTGGAGTAAAATCACAGATTATCAAGAAGTACCTTCCTTTGATTAACCAGCAGGTTAATAAGTATCTTCAGATGATGGACTTCTACATCAACTTTAAGTTAGATGAAGAGTTCAATGAGACCATAGAAACTCCTATCCATGAAGACTTCTCTTATTCCTCTTTCTCAGAGGGTGAGAAAATGAGAATAGACCTATCTCTTTTGTTTACTTGGAGAGAGATAGCAAGAATTAAAAACTCAGTCAATACAAATCTATTGATTATGGATGAGGTATTTGATTCCTCTCTTGATGGACTTGGAACTGATGAGTTCTTAAAGATTATCAGATATGTCATCAAGGATGCTAACATTTTTGTAATATCACACAAATCTGGTATGGAAGATAAGTTTGAAAATCTTCTTAGATTTGAGAAGGTGAAGGGTTTCAGTAGGGTGGTATAATAAAGACAACAGAGAAAACCAATGCAAGTTCCAAATAGGTATCACCATTCTAAAAAAGAACAGAAGAGAAAACTTAAACCTCAGGCACTGAGGGCAAGAAGAGAAGCACTACGTCACTTTAAGAAGCGTCACAAGGGTCACCCAAAAGGGTGCCCTTTTGTTTTATACTGACTTTATCAGCAGAGGACACATGCCTATCAATTATGAAATCAAGTCCCAGCTTGCAAAACTGCTGGCTACTGAGGACATTATTGTAGAGAACAGAGGTGTACCAACAGCACAATTTAATGTAGAGACACGTGTATTGACCCTTCCTACGTGGAAGCGTGCCTCCAATAGTGTCTATGATATGCTTGTTGGTCATGAGGTAGGACATGCTCTGTATACCCCCAATGAGTGGGAATGGGAGGATCGTGTTCCTCAACAGTTTGTTAATGTAGTAGAGGATGCTCGCATTGAGAAACTGATGAAACGTCGTTATCCAGGTCTTGCTAAGAGTTTTTATAAAGGTTATAAAGAATTATCTGATATTGATTTCTTTTGTATAGCAGATGATGATATTGTTGCTATGAACCTTGCTGATCGTATCAATCTATATTTCAAGATTGGTAACTTCATTGATGTTCCTTTCAATGAGGAAGAAGAAGTAATCAAGAATATGATTGCTAATATTGAAACATTTGATGACACTATTGAAGCTGCTGAAATACTTTATCAATATTGTAAGAAACCTAAACTTGAAGAGAGTGTTGCTGATTTGCCTCTTGAAAGAGAAGGTCAATCAAATGAAAAGATAGAGAAAACTCAAGTAGAAGTATCTCCAATTGATAGTGATGGTGTTCAAGGCACTGAATCAAAGCAAGAATCTTTAAGTACTCAAAATCAGGATGAAGTATCTGAACCTGAAGTGACTACTGATGATACCTTTACTGAACGCACTCAGGAGTTTAATGGTAATGATAATGTATCAACTACTGGATACTTTGATTTGCCTAGAATTGATTTAGAGAACATCATCGTTGATAACAAGACAGTTCATGATGAACTGAATCAATCTTGGGCATCACAACTCATCCCTCTTATGCATGAGGGTCATGAATATACATCTGACTTTCGTAGAGTAGACCAAGAATATGAATTGTTTAAGAAACATGCTCAACGTGAAGTTAACTATCTTGTAAAAGAGTTTGAGTGTAAGAAGTCTGCTGATGCCTATGCTCGTGCTTCTGTTGCTAAGACTGGTGTTCTTGACTGCTCTAAACTACATACTTACAAATACAATGAAGACCTCTTCAAGAAAACAACTATCATTCCTGATGGTCAAAATCATGGATTGATTTTCCTTCTTGACTGGTCAGGTTCTATGGCTAATGAGATGCTTGATACTGCTAAACAAGTATTCAATCTGATTTGGTTTTGTAGTAAGGTCAACATTCCTTTTGACCTTTATAGTTTTACTAACAGTTATCACAATATATCTCGTGTTGAACTTGAAGAAGAGGATGTGAATCACTTTTTGGTTCGTGAGTTTAAGTTACTCAATCTTCTGACTTCTGGTCTTAGGAAAAAGACTCTTGATGAGCAGATGAAATCTATATGGCGTATTGTTTATAGTTTTAGGAAGTGGGTTAATTACGAATGCCCAACTGGATATGGTCTCTCAGGCACACCTTTGAATCAATCTATTGCTTCTCTTTATGAGATGATTCCTCAGTTCAAAGCAAAGCATGACCTTCAAAAGGTTCAGTGTGTGATACTGACTGATGGTGAAGCTAATGCTCTTCCTGTGGTTCGTAAAACACCAACTGTATCAGGTAAGGATATCCTACAACATTCTTATCCCACTGCTATGAATAGTTATCTACGTAGCAGGAAGAATGGGCACACATATCAAATTAAATATGAATACTACAAGTTCACTGATATTCTTTTAGAAGATTTGAAGAGAACCTTCCCAGATACAAACTTCATTGGATTTAGGTTAGTAGATAGTCGTGCTATGAAAGGATTTATATCAAAGTATGAGGATATCAGTCAGAAGGAAGCAATCAGCATGAAGAAAGAAAAGTTTCATGCTATTAAAAACTCTGGTTATAGTTCTTACTTTGTGATGACTACCAACTCTCTAAACACTGATACTGACTTTGATGTAGAATCAGGTGCTACTAAATCCAAAATTAAGACAGCATTTGCTAAGAATCTTAAAGCAAAGGCACTAAATAAAAAGGTTCTTAGTCAGTTCATGGATCTGGTTTGCTGACCAGTTTTAAAACCGTCCTTATGGGGGTACCCTAGACCCTCATATGCTTTATAATTATTCTGTTGAAACAAACCACACATGCCACTCTCTACTGAATTTGTCGTCACTTCGCTCCAAGCACTCTATGGAGATGTCCTAACATCTGGTGATGTTCGTGCATGGTGTGCTATGAATGGAACAACATATCCAACAGTCACCAAGAAACTTGACCAATATAAATCTGGTCGTGGTAAGTGGGACTTAAATGCTCAGGAACAATTGGAGAAAACTTATCAGGCACCTGCTGCTACTTCACCAGTAGAACAAAATTTGATTCCAATTAAAGATGATACTTTCGTCCCATTTGGTAACTATGGCGATATCAAAAAGATTCTTAAGTCCAATATTTTCTATCCTACATTCATCACAGGTCTCTCTGGAAATGGCAAAACACTATGTGTTGAACAAGCATGTTCACAACTCAAAAAAGAATTAATTCGTGTCAACATTACTATTGAGACTGACGAAGACGATCTTATTGGTGGGTTTCGTCTTATTAATGGTGAAACTGTTTGGCATAACGGTCCAGTCATCGAGGCTCTGGAACGTGGAGCAGTGTTGCTTCTAGATGAGGTTGACCTAGCATCTAACAAAATCCTCTGCTTACAATCTATCCTAGAAGGCAAAGGTCTATTCCTCAAAAAGATTGGTAAGTATATTCAACCTACACCTGGATTTAATATCATAGCAACTGCTAACACTAAGGGTAAAGGTTCTGATGATGGTCGCTTTATTGGAACTAATGTTTTGAATGAAGCATTCCTAGAACGCTTCTGTGTAACCTTTGAGCAGACCTATCCCACTCCTACTGTTGAGCAGAAGATTCTAGAAGGTATTGCATTAGACTTTGAAATTGAGGATCGTAAGTTTTGTAAGCATCTTGTAGATTGGGCAGACATTATTCGCAAAACCTTCTATGATGGTGGTATTGAGGATGTTATCAGCACAAGAAGATTGGTTCACATCATTCGTGCTTACAGCATCTTTGCTGATAAAGCAAAGGCAATTCAAGTCTGTATCAATCGTTTTGATGATGAGACTAAGGCATCTTTCTTGGAACTTTATGATAAGGTTGATGTTGATTTTATTATCCCTGAGGAGGAGACAATGCAGCACATTAATGTTGACCCAACTCCAATTATCTGATATAATACTGAAAGGATTACTATGACTAAAAATATGTCTAATGGAAATGACTCCACCAAAGGAGTCAGTGAAGGAAAGTCTGCAGACTGGAATGAGTTCTGGGGTGGAGATCACATCATTTATGGGGGAGAGGGAACTGATACTATCAGTCTAGGTGGTTCTTCAGACTACATCTCTTCTTACGCAGCACAACAAGTTCCATATGGACTTTATGGTGCAATTTCTGAGGATACTATTAGTTTTGATGTTCCAGACTTTCCTAAAACCAAACCAAGATGGAAGTATAATGAAGAGGCAATCCTGAAAGAGTTGTCAGATTATATTTCTGGCACATACAACCAGCACTATTCTGCTGGTACTGAAAAGATACAGACACTTGACCTTATTGAAGCTTGTGGTGATGGTGAATCATTCTGCAGGTCTAACATTCTCAAGTATGCCTCTAGATATGATAGGAAAGGTACATCAAGACGTGACATTATGAAGATCTTGCATTATGCTGTTCTTCTGCTACACTTCAATGACAAAAACGCACAACGTGAAATCTACCCTCAATGACTATGAAATTATCTGAAACTACTGTGAATCTATTGAAGAACTTTTCTTCAATCAACCAATCTATTCTGTTCAAGGAGGGTAGCAAACTCAGGTCAATCTCAGTGATGAAAAACATCTTGGTTGAAGCAAACATTGCTGAAGATTTCCCCAAAGATTTTGGTATCTATGACTTGAATCAGTTCCTTAATGGTCTTTCTCTACACTCAAGTGCAGACCTAGATTTCACCAATGACCAGTATGTAGTTATCAAAGAAGGCAAGATGCGTTCTAAGTATTTCTTTGCTGATCCTACGGTGATTGTTGCACCTCCTGAAAAGGAAATCTCTCTTCCCACAGAAGATGTGTACTTCACATTGACTAGTCAACAATTGGAGAAACTGAAGAAGGCAGCATCTGTCTATCAACTTCCTGATATCTCTGCTATTGGTGAGAATGGTGTAGTCAAACTGGTTGCACGTGATAAGAAGAATGATACTTCTAATGACTTCTCTATCATTGTTGGAGAAACCTCTGATAGTTTTGTATTCAACTTCAAGGAAGAGAACTTGAAAATTGTTCCTGGAACCTATGATGTTGTAGTCTCTTCTAAACTCCTGTCTCGCTTTACCAATCAGAATATTGATGTGACCTACTATATTGCTCTTGAACCTGATAGCACCTTTGGTTGATGAAAGATTGGTATTCTATCTACAATGACCTCCCTGACACTGAGAAAGACAAGATTGCTATTCTCAGGGTCATGGAGTGTACCAATGGTGTGATTCAACATGCATTTAGAGACAATGCTGAATATGCTCTTCCTCTTGAGGAGACAAGAGCAGCAATGAAGTTCAGCATGTCTTGCATGAAGAATATGGAAATCCCTCTCAAGGAAGAAACAATCACCTTTGAACCTGAGACTCAAGAGTTGATGAAGGAGGCAAGGAGACTTTATGTGAGTGGAGTCAAGCAGGGCAATGCTGAAGACTTTGAGGAATTCATGGAGATTTCTAAGGCAACAGCAAAGATCTGTGGTATAGTAAGGTTGATGAAAGCAAAGCAAATCCTAGAGGAGAATGTTGATGCTATTCCATCTAATACATTAAATTGGGGTGTGGTGTACTTATGTCAGTTTCTGGAGCAGTAAGACCAATTGATGTTCCAATGAGGATAGTAGGCAGTGCTCTTGTAATCACTGCCTATTTCGTTGTTCTGCATATCAATGTAACACTTGGGGTTGGATTGCATTTTGTTGCAGATCTTATCTCAGTTCCTTACTTCATTAGAACAAAGTCTTGGGATGTGGTTATAATGCTAGCATTCCTACTATTGATTTCACTATCAAAATTATTATGAATGTCTTTGTCACAGATCCAAGTCCTTATCTATCTGCAAGAGTTCTTCCTGACAAACATATTGTCAAGATGCCTCTTGAGACCTGTCAGATGTTGGCTATTGTCTGTTCTGACAAATGGGGTCATGGGTTTGGCACTCTTCCTAAATCTGATGGTACACCATATACGACTGAGAAAGGTGCCTTTCGTAACCATCCCTGTACCCTCTGGGCCAATGAGTTTGTGATGAACTGGCAATGGCTCCTACAACATGGTTTGGCTCTCTGTGAGGAGTATAAGAACCGATATGATAAGGTTCACACCTGTTATCATACTCTCTTGGTTGCAAAGGATATTCTCCCCACTGGTGATCCTACAGGAAGGTCTGGTAAGGATACTACGCCTTTTGTTAGGGCAATGCCTGATGAGTTCAAACTAGATACTAGTATTTCAACCTTTGATGCATACAAAATGTATATTGGTTCTAAACCTTGGGTGAAAGATAATTATCTTCGCCTACCTAACCGTAAACCTGAATGGGTATGACTGAAATTTTAAAAGGAAAAGTAAAAACACTTTATGCTACTGATAATCCTGAAGAGGTATTGATTAAGTATGAAGATTGTGTGACTGCTGGAAATGGGCAGATGATTGATTATCCAAAAGGAAAGGGTAATATCTGTTGTCTTATGTCAGCAATGTTATTTGAGTATCTAGAAAGTAACTCAATCAGAACTCACTTTATTGATTGTCCTTCACTGGATACCATGAAGTGTAAGAAACTGGAGATTGTTCCTGTAGAAGTTATCTGTAGGAACATTGCAGCAGGTTCTATTGTAAGAACCACCAATCTCAAAGAAGGTATGGTTATTCAACCACCTATTGTTGAGTTCTTTCTCAAAGATGATACAAAGAATGATCCACTCCTCACACCAGATCGTGTAAGGTTAATGGGTATCAATACAGAACCACTGATTGAACAGGTTCGTAATATCAATGATGCATTACAACAACTGTTCTTTCTGTGTGGTATTGATTTGGTTGATTTCAAACTAGAGTTTGGATATGATGCTCATGGTGACCTCTATGTTGCTGATGAACTCTCACCAGACAACATGAGGTTATGGAGCAAGGGACAGTCAGGAAGGTTTGATAAGGACTTGTTCCGTAATGGAGAAGGTGATATAGTAGAGGCATATAAAACTATACTAACTAAGTTGAGACAGTTTGTATGAATACTACATTGGTAGTAAGTGATGATGGAGTTTTAACATTCTCTGAAGAAATCCTCCAAGAAACTGGATGGAAAGAGGGGGATATGTTAGAATTTATTGATAATGGTGATTCTTTTATTATGAGGAAAGTTAATGAGTCGTAATGAATTCATTTGGACAGAACGATACAGACCCCAGACTATTGATGATTGTATTCTTCCAGAGAGTACAAAGAAAACATTCAAAGATTTCTTAGCAAAGGGTGAGGTACCAAACCTTCTTCTTTCTGGACCTCCAGGATGTGGTAAGACTACAGTAGCAAAAGCATTATGTCAGGAACTAGGAGCAGATTATTATGTCATCAATGGATCCGATGAGGGGAGATTCCTGGATACTGTCAGAAACAATGCGAAGAATTTCGCTTCGACCGTCTCGCTTTCTTCAACTGCGAAACACAAAGTCGTCATCATTGATGAGGCAGATAACACTACCCCAGATGTACAACTCTGTTTACGGGCGTTTACTGAGGAGTTTATTGGTAACTGCAGATTCATCTTCACCTGCAACTACAAAAACAAAATCATTCAACCTCTCCACTCTAGATGCTCCGTCGTTGACTTCTCAATCAGAGGTAAAGAAAGACAAGAACTTGCAGCGAAGTTTTTCAACCGTCTCAGGTCTATACTTGAGAAAGAAGTTGTGGAATATGATCCAAAAGTTTTAGTAGAACTTATTCAAAAACACTTTCCTGATTGGAGACGTGTTCTTAATGAGTTGCAGAGATACTCAGTTAGTGGTAAAATAGATAGTGGTATCCTTGCAACTTTTAGTAACGTAAAGACAGATGATCTTTTCAAAACTCTCAAAGGTAAAGACTATT